TGGGTTGGGGTAAACAAATTGGATTTCGTAGATACCGAAATTATCTACGAACTGTAGACGGCCTATATACTACTATGATAAATAAAAAAGAGTATTACGTTTACAATGAAAATTTTACTACTATATCGTGAACCATTCGATAGAAGAATAACCTCTGAAATTGTTAGTGGTGGTGGAGAAATGTTTTGTAGGTCAATCTATGAAAATTTTGATGATGTAACAGTTCGTCATATACCTTTTGCAGCTGATAATGATTGGGTAGGTAAAGATAAAAATCAAGAATCAAGAGAAATTATTAATGAAGCTGAAAAGATAGATGCTGATGTTATTATATCAAATTATCCAAATGCAATATATACTGGTGCTACAATACAAAAATCACATATTCCAATAATGTTTATTATACATAATGTATATCCAATGACCTCAATCATACAAAGAATAAATGGTCTTACTCATCATGGCCATTCAGTATTTCTTGTTTCTAAATGGCAACATAATAGATATAAAGAACTGGTTGAAAAAATTAGAAAAAGATATGGAAATGATGGTGCATATGGTAATAAACATATTGAAGTATCTGGATATATAAATTCTTCTTATTGTAAAATTAAGAAAAAAATTGTTCAACCTAAGTGGGATTGTGGTACTATTGGAAGATGTGATAAAGGTAAAAAACCATTCTTATTAAAGGAATTATTAAAAGATAGTGATATAACTAATCTAGTTATTACTGGAAAATATCAAGCTAAACAAGATGAAAGATATTATAATAAATATAAAAATTATGATGATGTAGAGTGGGATATTCCTTACGATAAAGTTATTGATAATCTATCAAAATTTGGAACATATTTTTCAACTTGTAATAAAGAAACATGGGGCATAACTGCTTTAGAAGCTTTGTCTTGTGGTGTGCCAATAATATTAAATGGTTATACAGATGGAACTCATGCATCTAAAATTATACCAGCAGATAAAAGTCATTACAAGGTAATACCTACTGATGATAAAGAAGAACTTAAAAAAGCTATTAAATCTTTTGATAAAATAGATAGAAAAACAATACAAGAAATGACTTGGGAAAAACATAGTTTAGAAAAATGGAAAATATATGTTGCTAACTGTATGGATAAGACAGTAGAAAATTTTAAGAGTAAAGTAAAGGGGGTTTTGAATGAGTGATTTTTTAAAGAGTATAATTAAAGAAGTTGGAAATGAATATGCTAGTATAGTATATGATGGCGTAGAAGCGGGAGATGTTGACTCCTTTATTGATACTGGGTCATATATTCTCAATGCTCTTCTTTCGGGTTCTCTTAATGGTGGGCTTGCATCAAATAAAATAACCGCTCTTGCAGGGGAATCTGCAACAGGTAAAACTTATTTTCTTATGGGAATTGTAAAGAACTTTCTCGACAAAGACCCAAATGCTGGCGTTATATATTTTGAGAGTGAAAGTGCTATTACGAAACAGATGGTCATAGATCGTGGTATTGATGCTAAACGCATGGTTATGATGCCTGTTACTACCGTACAAGAATTTCGTACTCAGGCATTAAAAGTTCTGGACTCATATCTTATACAAAATGAAGCAGATAGAAAACCTCTGTTTCTATGTCTTGATTCTCTTGGTATGCTATCTACAACCAAAGAAGTAGAAGATACAGCAGAAGGTAAAGAGACAAGAGATATGACAAGAGCACAAGTTCTCAAAGCTGCATTTCGCGTATTGACTTTGAAACTAGGACGGGCCAAGGTTCCTATGGTAGTTACAAATCATACTTATGATGTCGTTGGTAGCATGTTTCCTCAAAAGGAAATGGGCGGTGGTTCTGGACTCAAATATGCAGCGTCTACTATTATATATCTTTCTAGAAAAAAAGAGAAAGATGGAACAGAAGTAATCGGTAATATTATTCATTGTAAGAATCATAAATCTCGTTTAACAAAAGAAAATAAAATAGTTGATGTTCGGTTGACATATGATAAAGGACTTGATAGATATTACGGCCTATTGGAACTTGCAGAGAAGTATGAAATTTTCAAGAAAGTGTCTACGAGATATGAACTTCCTGATGGTTCCAAACAATTTGGTAAGACTATTTTAAATAATCCGAAAACATATTTTACAGAAGAGGTTATGCACGATTTAGAAATAGCAGCAGAAACAGAATTTAAATATGCTAGAAGTGACTGAGAATTGATGTTTAATTGTGCTAAAATTTATACTGATGTTATTTCTGATTCAAAATGTCAAGAATTTGTTGATAGATTTGAATCTGATACAGAACATCAAGAAGTTCAAGATTGCGGCCGTGGAGCCACCCTAACACAAATAAATTTGTTACATTCGCCTGATACTATTTGGAAAGATGATGTAAATTTTTTGGTAAATGTTATTATGGAACATGTTGAACAATATAAAAAAGATTGTGATGTGCAACCTGTTCAGTGGCCAGAGAATTTTGGTGTAGAACCCCCTAAGATGAAAAGATATATGTCAGATACGACAGATGAGTTTCCTGACCATGTAGATGTGCTTGATTATAAAACTGCTAAAAGATTTTTAATTACGTTTGTTTATCTTAATGATAATGAAGGTGGTCGAACTAAATTTCTTATGAAGGGGGATGAACTTATATCTCCTTGCAAACGCGGTTCCTTGATAATGTTTCCTCCGTTTTGGCCGTGGATTCATGCAGCAGAAAAACCAATAAATGGGCCAAAATATATCGCAGGCACTTATTTGCACTATGTCTGATATAAAAAGTAAATATATGTTTGTTTCTCAAGCAGGGGCTCAATGGGCTTCTATTTGTATTAAAGGTGGAAAGTTTAATGGCGTGATATATAATTATGGAAAAGTGTCTGTTCCAGAAAAAGAAAATGATGATGGAACCTTGCCTTTTCGGTTTGAATATGATATAATAGATAATGTAGGAATATCAAGAGAAGAGTTTGGTGAAGACTTTTTTACTCTTATTGGTGATATTCTGGTAGATATTATAGATGAACAATTAAAGGGGAACAAACTCGGTTATGTCCCAGACCATTGAACGAACAGCTCTCACACAACTTGTAACTAACGAAGAATATGCTCGAAAAGTTCTTCCTTTTATGAAGGGAGATTATTTTTCTGATAAGATAGAAAGAACAGTACTTGAAGAGATAATAAAGTTTGTAGACAAATATAATAAGATTCCTACACAGACTTCTTTAGAGATTGAAGTACAAGGAAGAAAAGATTTAAACGAAGAAGAATATAAAAAAATTGTTGCGGTTATACAAACATTAAATTCTACTGATGTAGACTTTGATTGGTTGGTAGATACTACTGAACAATTTTGCAAAGATAGGGCGGTATACAATGCGATTGTGGAAGGCATTTCTATCATTGATGGGAAAGATAAGAACAGAGGCCCAGATTCTATTCCTAACATTCTTACAGACGCCCTTGCTGTGGGTTTTGATAATAGCGTTGGCCATGATTATTTGGTCGATTCAGAGTCTCGCTTTGATTACTATCACAAAATAGAGGAGAAGATTCCTTTTGATTTAGAATTTTTTAATAAAATAACTAAAGGTGGACTTCCTCCAAAGACGTTAAATATTGCGCTTGCTGGCACTGGTGTAGGTAAATCTTTGTTTATGTGTCATGTTGCAGCAAACTGTTTATCACAAGGTAAAAACGTACTTTATATAACTTTAGAGATGGCAGAAGAACGTATCGCAGAACGTATTGATGCAAACCTTATGAACATTTCTATGGAAGATTTACATGACTTACCCAAGCAGATGTTTGATAACAAGATTGCTAATATTATTAAATCAACTTCTGGTAAACTAATTGTTAAAGAATATCCAACAGCATCAGCTCACTCTGGACATTTTAGAGGACTGATTAAAGAACTTGCAATTAAGAAATCATTTAAGTCTGATATTATTTTTATAGATTATTTGAATATTTGTTCGTCAAGCAGATTTAAGGGAGCTACTAATGTCAATTCATACATGTATATCAAGGCCATTGCCGAGGAACTTAGGGGCCTTGCAGTTGAAACTAATGTTCCTATTATGTCGGCGACACAGACAACTAGGAGTGGATTTGTCTCAAGCGACATTGGTTTGGAAGATACATCAGAGAGTTTTGGGCTGCCTGCTACGGCTGATCTCATGTTTGCACTCATATCAAGTGAAGAACTCGATGAATTAAATCAGATTGCAGTAAAACAATTGAAGAATCGTTATAATGATCCCACTATTAATAAACGATTTGTGGTTGGATTGGACAGAGCAAAGATGAAACTTTTTGATATTAAATTATCTGAACAAAATAATATAGTAGATAGCGGTCAAGAAGATTTTGTAGAACCAGTATTTGACAAATCTGATTTTGGTGACGGCTGGCAAGTATAAACTGACAGTTATCAACATCTCTGTTATATAAATAGTTAAAACATTCGTATGCATGGAGAAATTGATGAGTTTGCAAAAATACGTTCGGCAAGTTAAACCCCGAAACGAATCCTATATTCCCCCTGTAGATAAAGTTCAGAATTTTTTAACTGAAGCAGTAACT